CACGACGGCAAGAACATCGGCAAGGATCACAAACACCTGAATTCAGGCGGGCCGAGCACCGGCGGGGTACCAGCATGATCGGAATCGACCGCGATACGGGCGCAACCGTCGACGACTGGCCGCAGTTCGTCCAGCGCGCGACCCGCGCCCTGACAACGCCGCTCGGCACCCGGCAAAAGCGGCCGCTGTATGGGTGCCGCCTGCCGACGCGCCTGGCCAAGAACATGGGCGACGGCCTGCTGATCCTCGCGCAGGGTGATGCCATCGACGCCTTTTACAACCAGGCCAACGGTATCGGCGAATTCAAGCCGGAGACGGTCGTCGCGACCCGCGAGGGCGCCGGGCTACGCCTGCGCCTGGCCGGTACCTGGAAAAACCGAAAAATGTCGTTCGAGGTGGTCACGTGAGCACGATGCTTATTCCCGGGCTCAACCAACTGGCCGAGCCGGAGATCGTCAAAGTCGAGCAGTTCGAGACGCTGCTCGAGGAGTTCAAGGCCGAAACGCTGGCCTACATCCAGGCGCGTGACCCGGAGAAGGCCGCGCGGGTCGCCGAGTCGCTCGAGAACGACGGCGAGCTGCTGTCGCTGCTGCTGCAGGCCATGACCGTGCGCCTGCAGACGCACGAACGGCGCTATAACGCGCGAATCAAACAAATGCTCGCCTGGTGGGCCGAGGGATCGAACCTCGACGCCCGCCTCGCCGATATGGGCCTCGAGCGCCGCATCATCAGCGAGGGCAACCCGAACGCCTTCCCGCCGGTACCGGCCGAGGAGGAGTCAGACGGCGACGCGCGGATCCGCTACTACCTGGCGCCGCACGCCCCGGCCGCTGGTTCTCGCCTGCAGTACCGGCGCGAGGCGATGACCCTCGGCGAGCGCGCGACGGTGACCGTCGAGGCGGCTGCCGCGAATCAGGTGGTCGTCACCTACACGTTCGGCGCCGACAGCATGGCGGCCAAGGTGAAAGACGCCAACGGTCGCCAGACGGCCCCGGGCCAGGTCGCCGTCACGGTGCTGGCTCGCGAAGGCGACGGCACGGCCTCGGACGAGCTGCTCGAGGCGGTTCGCCGGCACTTCGCCCGCGATGACGTGCGCCCCGAAACGGATCTCGTGACCGTCCAGGGCGCCGAAATCGTTCGGTACTGGATCCGCGCGATCGTCTACATCAACACCGGCCCCGACGCGGTCCTGACCAAGGGTCAGGCCGAGGCCGCGCTCGCGTCCTACGCAGGCGCCCGGCACATCCTGGGCGGTTACGTCGACCCGAGCCGGATCGACTACGTGCTGCACGCTGCGGGCGCTGAGCGCCTCGAGCTGCTCGAGCCCCGCGCCCCGATCGAATGCACCGCAAGCCAGGCGCCCCACTGTGAGGGCGTCGAGATCGAGGTCCGCACGCTATGAGTGACGAAGCCCCGCGGCTAAGCGTACTGCCGCCGAACCGCTCGCTGCTCGAAGCCGGCCTCGACCTGGCTTTCGCCTCGCTGCTCGAACGGATCGCCCCGCCATTCCCGGCGCTGATGGATCCAGCGCACGCCCCGGTCGACTTTCTGCCCTACCTCGCCGCCGATCGCGCGGCGATCGGCTGGGACTCGACGGCCGCCGAGGCTGACAAGCGCGCGGCAGTGCTGGCGAGCTGGCCGACCAAGCGTCTGGCCGGTACCCGTAAGGCGCTGCGCCTTGCGCTGGAAACGACCGGATTCGCCCCGCGCTTCGTACCCTGGCATGAGTCGGGCGCGGCGCCCTACACGCTGCAGATCGTCGCCACCAGCGAGCGCAACCAGACCGCTGCCGACTACGTGAACCTCGGTCACCGTATCGGTGAAGCCAAGGCCGAACGCGACGTGATCGAGATCCGCGTCGAGAAGCGGATCCCGCTTGCGCAGCGCTTGCGGCTTGCGCAGTTCGTGCAGCAGGCCGGCACGCTGGCGGTGATGCCCGAGCCGATCCGAGTCGAAGCGCCGCCCGTGGTGATGGCCATCGGCACCGCGCTGCAGAGCGCGCGCGTCTGGACCCTGCGCACCATGACCGCCGTCACGGCAACCCCTTTGCGGCAGTACGCCGCCGGCGTTTTGCGCGCCGCCACCCTTTACCGTATCGAGGCTATCGATGGCTAACTTCCCCGGCTTGAAAATGACCGCTGCCGGCCGCGAGCTGCAAGCCAAGGCGCAGACCGGCCAGCTCCTGAAATTCACGCGCGTGGCGCTGGGCGATGGCCTGCCGCCGGCTGATCCTGACGCCCTGGTCGCCCTGGTCAACGAGTGCCAGACGCTGTCGATTCAGCGGCAGGAGGTGCCCGGCGACGGCACCGCCGTGCTGCGCGTGATCATGACCAATCAGGGCGTGGCGACCGGCTTTTACATGCGCGAGCTGGCGACCTTCGCCGAGGATCCCGACACCGGCGCCGAGGTGCTGTACAGCTACAGCAACGCGGGCGACGAGTGCGACTTCCTGCCGGCCGAGGGTGCGGCGGTGGTGTGGGAGGGCATCTTCGACCTGGTAACCGTGGTCGGCAACGCCGAAAACGTCACTGCCGTGATCGACGATTACATCACCATCGCCCTGAAAAGCGAGGTCGACGCGCTGAAACCCCGGCTGATGCCGGCGGGCGGCACCGTTGGCCAGATGGTCCGCAAGGCCAGCAACGCCGAGGGCGACGTCGAATACTTCGACCCCGAGCTCGACGGCTTCGACGTGCGCCTGACCAGCATCGAGGAACCCCGCGTCGCGGTGGCGAATCAGCGCGTGTTCACCCTGCAAAAGACCGTGACCAACGGCCTGGCGGTGTACATCAACGGCGAGCGCCTGTCGCGAGAAGCCTGGACGGCCCTGTCGGCCACGCAATTGCAGCTCGACGACCCACTGCCAGCCGGCACCCGCGTGCTGTTCGTGAACAATGAGGAAGCCGGCCCCGGCCGCGCGCTGAACGTCAGCCTGACCGGCCCGACGCTGGTCTATCCGGCAAGCTCGAACACGTTCACCATCACGGACTTCGACAGCTTTTCGGTCTACGCCGCGACCACGACCGTGGGCACCGTGACGCGTAACGGTGCCGCGCTGACGTTGGATATCCCGGCCGAAGCCCCCGCGGGCACGCTTGACCTTGAAGTCACCCGCGACAACGTGCGCGCGACCTATCGCATTGCGGTCGGCGCGGCGGCCATCGCAGCTCCTGAAATCCTCGCCCCGCTGGCGGGGGCCACAAATGTGACCTTTGAACCTGACCTGGCCGCGTCGGCCTTCGTCGCGTACCCGGCCGGCTACGACAGCCACGCCGAAACCCGCTGGCAGGTCGCCCGCGATCTAGCGTTTACCGATCTGGTATTCGATCAGCAGGTCGCGGACAACCTGACGGCGATCAGCCTCGCCGCTGCCGGCGTTCGCCTGGACCCGGCTACCCGCTACTACGTGCGCGCGCAGTACCACGGCGCGACGCTGGTATCGGCCTGGTCGGCGGCGGTGGCGTTTAACACGGCGACGATTTACATCCGCAAGCCAACAATCACCAGCCCGCTCGACGGTGCTGATCGGGTTAGCCCTGGCCTGACGGTGACCGCTGATGCCTTCAGCGTGTCCGGTGGTTCGGACGCGCACGATTCGAGTCGCTGGCAGGTTTCGACCGTGGCCGATTTCTCTAGCGTCATCGTTGATAGCGGATGGATTGCAAGCCACCTGACATCGTTTAAGCCGTCAGGGCTTTCGATGTCTACAGCGTACTTTGTTCGGGTCAAGTATCGCGGCGCGCAAGTTGGCGAAAGTGAATGGTCGGCCGTGATCGGATTTGTCACAGCTTCGCAGTTGCAGGGCGTTTATACCCAGCTAACAGGCGGCGCGACTGGTCGAACCAATGCGGCTATGGCTGTGGTTGGGCGGAAAATGTATGTCGCGGGTGGACAGCCAGGGCAGAACACATTCTGGGAATATGACCTCGATACCGCCATTTGGAAGCAACTGCCGACGCCCCCATGGGGCGGCCGATACGGTTCGGCACTGGCTGTAGTTGGTTCCAAGCTATATCTGTACGGCGGATATACCGGCTCCTATCAAGACATTACATATAGCGATTTGTGGTGCTACGACACCGTTTCGGCGGTTTGGTCGCAGTTGCCCAGCAGTGTAAATGCCCGTCACGGTGCGCGAGCATCGGTGATCGACCAGCGGATTTATATTATTGGCGGAAGCAAAGGCAGCAGTCTTAATTATGCAGACCTGCAAATTTACGATATCCCGACAAGCAAGTGGCTCACTGGTCAGGCCGCTTTGCAAACTCGCTCATATCATGCGCAAGGCGTTATCGGCGGAAAGATTTATATTCACGGGGGCCGCGCGGCCGAAAATAATGACACTACGGAATGTTACGACCCATCCACAAATCAATGGACGGCCAAGGCGCCAGCCTCGTTAGCCGTACAGCTCCAGCGCCACGGCACCGCGTTTGCTGTTATAGATGAAAAACTGTACGTCTTCGGTGGATACACCGGGAGTTACTTAAACGTCTATTTCAATGATTTGTACGTGTACGACCCGTCGGGTGATACATGGCAGGCATTGCCGTCAGGCGCAACGAAGGTAGATGGCGCTTGCGGAGTTTCTATAGATGGAAAAATGCTGATATTCGCCGGCGCCATTAGCTCAAACAGTTACACAAACGCGCTTTGGTCTGTCTCGTAAGCTGGAGGGGGCATGTATAGATTAGAAAGTTTTGGTAATGGATATGCGGTGGTTGCAAAGCCGTCCGAAAATTACCGTGCGGAGTTTATTGCAACTACCGCCGAGGAAGCCGACTCCCTAGTGGTCGAGCTTAATCAGCCTGTGATGCTTGAAGACTTGGCGATATATCGGTTCATGAGGGAAGTTGGCGGCCTAGACTTGCCCGGAGGGCTTCACGTCCTGACCGACCGCGAAAGCCAGGCGCAGTTATCGAGCGCCTTTGTAACGCTGCAATCGGGCCTCGTGCCCGACACCGACTGGAAAGCGGCCAACGGTTGGGAGGTGGTCACGCTTGAACAGGTGACGCCCATCGCCAAGGCGGTGGCGGCGCATGTGCGCGGTTGCTTCCGGGGCGAACGCACGGTGCAAACCGCCATTTTGGCGGCCAGCACCATGGCCGAGATCGAGGCGATCGACATTCGCGGCCAATTCGACGCGGCCTATGCCGAGGCGTTCGCCGAGGTGATGGCCCCGCCTGACCCGGCCACTGCGCCCGCCGCCTAAACGCCCCGCAACCCGGGGCGTTTTCGTTTCTGACCCAAAAGGAAAGCCACCATGAAAGAACGCGCCATTCTGGCCGGTCTGTTTTTGCTGTGCCTGGTCGCCGGGC